CTTCGGGTACGTCGATCCCATCGTCTGGAACGAGGTGACGGGCAACATCGTCGGCGGTCACCAGCGCTTCAAGGTGCTGAAGGCTGAAGGCGCGACCGAGGTGGACTGCGTTGTGGTGCACATCGAGAACCCTTCGGATGAAAAGGCGCTGAACATCGCGCTCAACAAAGCCACTGGTGACTGGGAGCCCACGGCCCTGGCTGACCTGCTGCAGGATCTGCAGAGCGCCGGATATGATCTCGGTGCGACGGGCTTTGACGCTGCCGAGGTGGACGATCTCTTCTCCAAGGTGCATGACAAGGATGTGCATGACGATGACTGTGAGATTGATCCTGAAACGGTCAACGCATATGTACAGCCCGGCGACATCTGGACGCTGGGCAGGCATCGCATGATGTGTGGAGACAGTACCTCCCCGGAAGCGGTGGACGCGCTCATGGACGGCATCAAGGCCAACCTGGTCGTGACCGACCCGCCCTACAACGTGGCGTATGAGTCCGCTGACGGAAAGAAGATCCAGAACGACAGTATGGCGGACGAGCAGTTCTTCACCTTCCTGCTGGCTGCTTTCAAGAACATGGCGGCACACATGGCCGAGGGCGGCAGTGCGTACATCTTCCATGCGGATACCGAAGGGCTGAATTTTCGCCGGGCTTTCAAGGAGTCCGGCTTTCATATTTCCGGGGTATGCATCTGGGTGAAGAACAGCCTGGTACTGGGCCGCAGTCCATATCAATGGCAGCACGAGCCCGTGCTCTATGGCTGGCTTCCCAACGGGAAGCATAAGTGGTTCGCCGACCGGAAACAGTCCACCATCTGGAACTTTGACAAGCCAAAGAAGAGCGCCGACCATCCGACCATGAAACCGATTCCGCTGCTGGCGTATCCGATTAAGAACAGCAGCGCACCGAACGCCGTGGTGATGGATCTGTTCGGCGGCAGCGGTTCCACCCTCATCGCCTGTGAACAGACCGACCGGATCTGCCGGACGATGGAGCTTGACCCGAAGTACGCGACAGTTATAGTGGAGCGTTTCCACCTGGAGTACCCGGATCAGGAGATCACGGTGCTGCGGGACGGGCAGACACTGCCCTACGACAGCATTGCTGTGAGCAAGTAACAGTGCCGCAGAAACACACTTTTCCGGAGACAGTATCCAGACACTATCCCCGGAGAAACACACTTTTCAAGAGGAACGGAGGTGAAACCAGATGGCCACCAGAGGAAGAAAGCCCCTGCCCACAGCCCTGAAAGAACTGGAAGGCGACCGTGGCAAGGGCAGACGACCGCTGAACAAGGATGAGCCGACGCCGCCCCAGGACAACGTGAAGTGTCCTGCCTGGCTGATGCCGGAAGCAAAGAAGGAATGGAAGCGTCTGGCTCCCTCACTGATCGCCATGGGTGTTCTCACCGAACATGATATGGAAGCCTTCGCCGGGTACTGCCAGGCTTATGCCCGGTGGCGGGAGGCTGAGGAATTCCTGTCCCAGCACGGCACCATCTTCAAAACGCCCAGCGGCTATGTACAGCAGGTGCCGCAGGTTAGCATCGCCATGCAGAACCTGAAAATCATGCAGTCCTTCTGCGCAGAGTTCGGCCTGACGCCTGCCAGCCGGGCGCGGCTCTACGCCAACAGCGGCGATAGCGCAGCCAGCGACGACCCGATGGAATCCGTCCTGAAGGGAGGTTGGCAGGATGTTCAGTGAAGCGAAAGCCCGCCGGGTGACGCAGTTCATTGAGTGCCTGAAGCATACCAAGGGAGAATTCCACGGAGAGCCGTTCAAGCTGCTGCCCTGGCAGGAAAAGATCATCCGGGATGTGTTCGGCACTGTCCGGGACGATGATCCATCCATGCGGCAGTACAATACGGCCTATATCGAGATCCCGAAGAAAAATGGAAAGTCTGAGCTTGGTGCTGCCATCGCCCTGAACATGCTCTGCAACGACGATGAGTGGCGGGCGGAGGTTTACTCCTGCGCCAGCGACCGTCAGCAGGCGGCTATCGTGTTTGATGTGGCTGTGGATATGGTGAAGCAATCCCCGGCGCTCAGCAAGCGGATCAAGATCATCCCAAGCACCAAGCGCATGGTCTACCAGCCAACCGGAAGCATCTATCAGGTGCTGTCCAGTGAAGTGGCCACCAAGCACGGCCTGAACGTCAGCGCCTGCATCTTCGACGAGCTTCACACCCAGCCCACCCGCGCTCTGTATGATGTCATGACCCAGGGCAGCGGCGACGCCCGGAAGCAGCCGCTTTGGTTCCTGCTGACGACGGCGGGCACTGACCGGAACAGCATCTGCTGGGAGGTTCATCAAAAAGCCCTGGATATCATCGAAGGCAGGAAGGATGATCCTCGCTTCTACCCCGTGCTCTACGGCCTGCCGGATGACGCCGACTGGACGGATGAGCGCAACTGGTACAAAGCCAACCCCTCTCTGGATCAGACGATCTCCATCGACAAGGTACGGGACGCATTCCGCAAGGCCCAGGAGACGCCCGCTGATGAGAACATGTTCCGTCAGCTGCGTCTGAACCAGTGGGTCAAGCAGAGCATCCGCTGGATGCCCATGGACAAGTGGGATGAATGCGGCGGTGCTGTCAATGAGTATGAACTGGAAGGCCGCGCCTGCTATGCTGGGCTCGACCTTTCTTCCACTTCCGACCTTACCGCCATGGTGCTGGTGTTCCCGCCGAGGGACGAAGAAGAGCAGTACATCGTGCTGCCGTACTTCTGGCTCCCGGAGGATACCATGCAGCTGCGCGTTCGGCGCGATCATGTGATGTACGACAAGTGGGAGCGTCAGGGCTTCATCCATACGACCGAGGGAAACGTGGTGCATTACGGCTTTATCGAGCGATTCATCACGAAACTGGGCGAACGGTTCAATATCCGGGAAATCGCCTATGACCGATGGAACGCCACCATGATGGTGCAGACCCTGGAAGACGACGGTTTCAACATGGTGCCCTTCGGACAGGGCTTCCGGGATATGTCGCCGCCGACCAAGGAACTGATGCGCATCGTGCTGGAGCGGAAGCTGAATCACGGCGGGCATCCGGTGCTCCGGTGGAATATGGACAATGCCTTCGTGCGTACTGATCCTGCCGGGAACCTGAAAATCGACAAGGAAAAATCCACGGAGAAGGTGGACGGCGCGGTTGCTCTGGTCATGGCACTGGACAGGGCCATGAAGAACCAGGGCGGCGAATCCGTCTACGACACCCGTGGGCTTTTGATTATCTGATGGAGGTGCAGCATGCCCCAAAAACCAAGAAGACCCTGCCGCTATCCCGGATGTCCGGGCTTCTGCGAGCAGGGTCAGGTGTTCTGTAAGGATCATATGGAATGGAGCAGCGACAGGCTGCGCGGCGGAGCGGATGCCCGTGGATATGACAGCCGCTGGCGTAAGGCCCGCGCTCTCTTCCTGAAGCAGCATCCGCTGTGTGCCTTCTGTCAGGCAGAGGGCAAGGTCGTGCCCGCAACAGTGGTGGATCACATCATCCCACACCGGGGCGACCAGCGGCTGTTCTGGGATCAGACGAACTGGGAGCCTCTCTGCAAGGGATGCCATGACAAGAAAACGGGCTCCGGCCTATAAGATTGGAGGACAACATGAAGAATCCTTTTTCAGCTCTCTTCCGTGCGCGGGACAAGCCCCGTGACAGTGTCAGCGCCGCTCCGGTGTTCTACTTCGGCACCAGTGGCGCAGGCAAATCCGTCACCGCGCAGACAGCCATTCAGCTTTCCACGGTGTATGCCTGTGTCCGGGTAATCTCGGAAACGGTGGCCAGCCTGCCGCTGGGTGTGTATGAAGCGACGGACGACGGCAACCTGAAAGCCGGAGACCACCCTCTGTACCACCTGCTCCACGATGAACCGAATGCAGAAATGACCTCCTTCGTTTTCAGGGAGGTCATGCTGGCGCACCTGCTTCTCTACGGAAACAGTTACAGCCAGATCATCCGCAGCGGAAAGAACACGGTGGTTGGCCTGTACCCGCTGCTCCCGGATCACATGGATGTGGATCGGGACAGCAAGGGCAACCTGACGTACACCTATACCACCAGCGACGGCAAGACCGTGGTGATCAAGCCGCAGGACATCCTGCACATCCCCGGTCTGGGCTTCGACGGCATCATCGGATACAGTCCCATTGCGCTGGAGAAAAACGCCATCGGCCTTGGCATCGCGTCCGAGGAATATGGCAGCAAGTTCTTCTCCAACGGTGCCCGGCCTTCCGGCATCCTGACGCACCCGAATACGGTGAAAAACCCGAAGGCTGTCCGGGAAAGTTGGAATTCAGCCTATGGCGGCTCTTCCAATTCCAACCGTGTGGCGATCCTTGAGGAGGGCATGACCTTCACGCCCCTGAGCATTCCGAACAACGAGGCACAGTTCCTCGAAACGCGGAAGTTCCAGGTAGATGAGATCTGCCGCATCTTCCGGGTGCCGCCTCATCTGGTTGGCAACCTTGAGCATGCTACTTTCTCGAACATCGAGCACCAGAGCATCGACTTTGCCGTACACACCATCCGGCCCTGGCTCGTCCGAATTGAACAGTCCATGAACCGCGCTCTCTTCACCGATCAGGAGAAGGGGCGCTTTTATGTGCAGTTCAACATCGACGGCCTGATGCGCGGCGACTACAAATCCAGGATGGAGGGCTATGCCATTGCCCGCCAGAACGGCTGGATGAGCGCCAACGACATCCGGGCGCTGGAGAACCAGAACCCGATCCCGAAGGATGAAGGCGGCGACGCCTATCTGGTCAATGGCAACATGATCCCCATTACAACCGCCATGAAGGCGCAGACCCCGGCTGAACCGACGCAGACAGCCGAGCAGCGCTCCCGTGAAAGGAAGTGATCCCCATGCGTCATTTCTGGAACTGGGTCAAAAACGATGATGAGACCCGCACCCTTTATCTGGAAGGCGTGATCGCTGAGGAAAGCTGGTTTGCGGACGACGTGACCCCGGCCATGTTCAAGGAGGAGCTTTTCTCCGGGGACGGCCCGATCACGCTCCACATCAACAGCCCCGGCGGCGACTGCATCGCGGCCAGCCAGATCTACACCATGCTCATGGATTATCCCCATGATGTGACCGTGCAGATCGACGGCATGGCGGCGAGCGCTGCCAGCGTGATTGCCATGGCGGGTACTCATGTCCGCATGAG